TCTGCAGCAAGTACAATTGCATTATTAGGACCCTCTGGTGGTGGAGCACCTAATTTTGAAGTTGCTACAACAGGTGGAACACAATACGCAGCAGAACAATTAGTTACAGGAACAGTTGCAAATCAAACAAATGTTGCAACAGTAGATTTTGGAACAAACCCACAATGGGGAACAGGAACTCCAGCTACGTTTACAGCTAGAGGAGCAGCAATTTATAAAAATACTGGAAATGCAGCAAATGATTTATTAGTTGTAGTTTTAGATTTTACAGCAGATTTTTCATGTTCAAATGGAACTTTTACAGTTACGTTCCCAGCTCCGGCTTCAGGATCACCTGCTGGTTCAGATGCATTATTAAGTATAACATCGTAATAGGATTAAAAAGTAAATGGCTTTACAAATAAATGATAGAGTAAAAGTAACAAGTACTACAACAGGCACAGGTGCGTTTACATTAGGCGCAGCTGAACAGGGATTTGTAGCTTTTGGAATATCAATTGGAAGTCTTAATACAACTTATTATACAATTGCTAGACAAGGTTCTGACGAGTGGGAAGTAGGACTTGGAACATTAAATAATAATAGTACAGTACTAACTAGAACTACAATTATCTCAAGTTCTAATGTTGTAAATTCTGCATATGCAGTTGTTGATTTTTTAGCAGGCACAAAAGATGTATTTTGTACATTACCGGCAAGTAAAGCAGTTTATTTAGATGCAAACGGTGTACCAGTAGGAGCAGCAAGTAATGGTTTTGCAGTAGCAATGGCGATCGCTTTATAGTATAACAAAAAGGAATAAAAATTATGGCACAAAATTTTGCATCAGTAACAGCTCAACTAGGAACAGGAACTACAACTTTGTATACTAATGCAAGTTCAAGTCCTACTTCAGCCGATGCTATTATAGGTATTAGAATGGCTAATATTTTAACAACAGCAATTACTATTTCAGTCTTTCTTTCTCCAACAGGATCAGGAACTGTTTACATTGCAAAAGATTTAAGTATACCACCAAACAGTTCAGTAGAATTAGTTCAAGGTGGAGCAAAATTTGTATTGAATGATACAGATGTATTAAAGGCAACTTCAAGCGCTGCCACTTCAACAGATGTAGTAGTAAGTTTAGTTAAAGCAATTAGTACAACAAGTTAGGATTTATAAATGAGTGATTACTATAATGAAATATATATAGGTAATAAACCTGGTTCAGAACAGATATATACTCATGCGGAAACTATTAATAATAAAGACATCGTAATCGAATCAGCGGTTCTCGCTGGTCCAGTCACTTTCCCCAATACAATCACAGTAACCGGAACGTTGGTAATTGTATAATGTCAAAAATAGAAGTAAATGCAGTTGAACCACAATGCGGAACTACTTTAACACTTGGTGCTTCTGGTGATACTGTAGCTTTAGCTTCAGGTGCTAGTCAAACAGGTTTTGGTAGAACAGGAACTGTTAATTGGATCACAACTCCAAAGACAGCAACATTCACTGCAGTTAGTGGAGAAGGATATTTTTGTAATACAAGTGGTGGAGCATTTACAGTAAATTTACCAGCAGGTGTTGCTGGTGCAATAGTATCTTTTGCAGATTATGCAGCGACTTGGCAAACAAATGCAGTTACAGTTACTCCTAATGGTACAGATAAAATTGGTTCAACAAATGCAAATGCAACTTTAAATGTTCAAGGTCAATCAGTAACTTTTGTATTTGTAGATTCAACACAAGGTTGGATTAATACTATGGATTCAACTTCTAATGTTAGAGGAGCTCCTCCTTTTGTATCAGCAACAGGTGGAACAATAACAACCGTTTGCACAAATTTCAAAGTTCATACTTTTACAGGTCCAGGCACTTTTACAGTTACAAATGCTGGAACTCCTGCCGGTTCAAATACAGTAGATTATTTAGTAGTAGCAGGTGGTGCTGGTGGTGGTGCCGATGAAGGATCAGGAGGCGGTGGTGCAGGTGGATTTAGAGAATCTCCAGGAACAGCTTCAGGTAGTTATTCAGTTTCACCTTTAGGAGCATCTCCAGCAGTAGCTTTACCAGTTTCAATACAAGGTTATACAATTACAGTAGGTGCTGGTGGAGGCGGTGGCCCATCAAGTCCAAGTAAAGCAAAAGGAATTCCTGGAAATGTTTCGACTTTTTCAACCATAACATCCGCTGGAGGTGGAGGTGGAGGATTTGGTAATGGACCAAGTCCTGACGTAGGTCTTCACGGTTTAGATGGTGGATCTGGTGGAGGATCCGGTGGAAGAATAGGTGGTGGTTGTTCTGCTGCTTCAAAAGGAACAGGAAATACACCTCCTGTATCTCCTTCACAAGGAAATCCAGGTGGAGCAGCTAAAACGTGTACATCAAATTCAAATGATTCTGGCGGTGGAGGTGGTGGAGCTACAGCAGTAGGTTCAAATGCAGCTAATCCAGAAGGTCCAAGTGGTCCTGGTGGAGCAGGTGCTACAACAAGTATTTCAGGAAGTCCAACAGCTTATGCTGGAGGTGGTTCTGGTGGTAATAACACAGGTGGTACGTCTTCTGGTACGGGTGGAACAGGTGGTGGTGGCCCAGGAGCAAACTCTGGAACTGGTACTGCAGGAGTAGCTAACACCGGTGGAGGTGGTGGAGGTAGTGGTCCTGGTTCTCCAGTAGCAGCAGGTGGCGCTGGCGGTTCAGGTATAGTAATAATAAGATACAAATTTCAATAGGTAAAAAATTATGAGTGAAATAAAAGTAAATAAAATTAGTCCAAGAACCGCGTGTGGTACAACGACATTAGGGGACAGTGGTGATACATTCACAATTCCCGCAGGTGTAACAATCACGAACAACGGTACGGCGGCCGGGTTCGGCGCAACCGGTGCAGCGTCTTGGGATACAACAGTTAAAACATCAGGATTCACAGCAGTAAGTGGTGTAGGTTATTTTGTAAATACAACAAGTGGAGCAATATCAGTTAATTTACCAGCAGGTACTGCAGGTGATGTAGTTGCAATAAAAGATTACGCAAATACATTTGATACAAATGCAGTCACATTAGTTCAAAACGGTTCAGATAAAATTGGTGGTTCAACTGTTAATGCAACTTTATCAACTGAAGGACTAGCTGTTACTTTAGTGTTTGTAGATTCAACACAAGGTTGGTTAGTAACAGATAATGGTACACAAGATACAGCACCAACAGAATTATATGTTACAGCAACAGGTGGAACTATAACTTGTTCAGGAGATTATAAAATTCATACTTTTACAGGACCAGGTACTTTATGTGTATCTTGTGCAGGAAATGCAGGAGGATCAAATACAGTTGATTATTTAGTAATAGCAGGTGGAGGTAGTGGTGGGTCTGATTATGGTGGAGGTGGTGGAGCTGGTGGTTATAGAGAATCTCCAGGAACAGCTTCAGGATCATATGCAGTTTCACCTAGAGGTGCTTCTCCAGCAGTAGCTCTTCCAGTTTCAGTTCAAGGTTATACAATTACAATAGGTGCAGGTGGAGGACCCAGAACAGCCGATGGTCAACAAGGTTTACCTGGAACCCCTTCAACTTTTTCAACAATTACTTCAACAGCTGGTGGAGGTGGAGGTGCTGAAGGTACACCTGGTCCTACTACTAAAATAGGTTTACCAGGAGGTAGTGGTGGTGCAGGTAGTTATGGTCCTACTGCCGGAGGATCAGGAAATACACCTCCTGTTAGTCCAGCTCAAGGAACAGATGGTGGAGCAGGAGGAGCTCCTTTAGTAGGTGGTGGCGGAGGTGGAGCAATCGCAGCAGGAACAGCTGGATCTAATCCTGGAACAGTTTCTGGACCGGGTGGTGCAGGCGCAACAAGTTCAATTAATGGAACACCAACAACAAGAGCAGGTGGTGGTGGCGGAGCAGGTGGTGGAAGTCCTTATGGTCAAGGTTATACGCCTGGTACAGGTGGATCTGGTGGTGGTGGTGCAGGATCACCTACCTGTGGTGGATCTGGTGGTGATGGTACAATAAATACCGGTAGTGGTGGTGGTGGTGGAAATTTAACTACTACGTGTAGTGGAGCAGGTGGATCTGGAATAGTAGTAATAAGATACAAATTCCAAAATTAATATGGTATTTACAAACAACAATAAATAAGATATAAGGAGAAACATTATGGCACATTTTGCAAAACTAGGATCTAACAGTAAAGTTATTCAAGTACTAACTTTGAATAATGGTGATATGTTAAACGCTGATGGCGTTGAAGATGAATCTGTAGGTCAACAATATTTAGAAACTCACAACAACTGGCCAGCACAGATGTGGATTCAAACATCTTACAATACTTCTGGTGGAACTCACAAAAATGGTGGTACTGCATTAAGAGGAAATTATGCAGGTATAGGTTATACTTGGGACGAAGATGATAATATTTTCTGGCCTAAAAAACCTTATGCATCTTGGGTAAAACATAATGCATCCGCTTCTTGGAAATCACCAATCGGTGATGCTCCAGCATTAACAGAAGAACAAATTACACAAAATACTCCAGTAGGAGACCCTCCTGTAGCAACTCACGGATGGTCTTACAATTGGAATGAAGCTAATACAACTTGGGACTTGACAGACAGCAAAGCATAAATTAAAAATGGTGGTGGTATGCAGAGAAAAGTTTTAACAGAACAGAGTTTATTTTACGGCGACATTGATATGCCGAAAGGTTTTGAGATAGACCAAGAAAAACTTACTAACGATATTTTACAATCAACTTTTAACTCTAAAGATTTTCCATTCTCAAGAACTTGGGATATGTTAAATACTTATATGAGAGACTTTATTGGTCTTGAACACAGCATTAATTTAGTTAACAAATCAACGTGGGGAAATATCTATAAACCCAATGAGACAACAATTCCTTTATTAAATATTGATCCGGTGGATCTACGTAACTCTCCAGACTTTACTATGCTTTACGGCGTTAAAGTTAAAGATTGTAATGTTAGAATACATTATGAAGATAACAGACGTAAAGGAAGAAGTTGGGATATAGAACTTAAAAATAATATGTTTATAATGTTTCCATCAACTAATATGTATTACATAACTAATAATCAGAAAGATAGTTTGAATTTTGTACAGACTATAACTTATGAATATATTTAAAAATGCAA